CAGGCGCATTCGGCAAACCGGCCTTTGTGGGCGTGAAGACGGACGCGGGCGAGGTGGTGATGGACTCTCGGCGTTATGACCTGTGACTACTGCGATGCCCAGCCGGATTGCAGAATTAACTGGAACTGCCCTGGCTGTCGTGCGCGGATGTTGGTTGCGTGTCCTGACAAACGGTCCCGGCAACTGTGGCTGTTCCGCTGGCGCGAAAAAGGCGAGGGCGCAATGGTGGATGCGGTAATTGCGAAATTGAGGGAGATGGCGAAGTGAGAAGGCAGGCCAGGGCAGACGCCAATCAACCAACCATCGTGGCGGCATTGCGTCGGTGCGGGTTTGTTGTGGCGCATTGCCACACGGTCGGTGGTGGCTTCCCGGATCTGGTGATTTCTCGGAATGGATGGACGGGGTTAGTTGAAGTGAAGGACGGAGACAAACCGCCATCCGCACGGAAGCTGACAAAGGATGAGGCCGACTTTCATCAGAAGTGGCCAGGTGAAATCTTCATCGTGGAATCGGTGGAGGATGTTTTGAAACTAAACGAACGATTTATCAACGAGGCAGCATAAATGGCAGCAAGACGAACGCACGATTTGGCGGTAGTAGTCCGCGAGTATCAGAACAACGCGGGCGAGACGAAGAAGCAATGGCAGAACATTGGGGTGCGTCTTGAATACGACGATGGCGGCGCTTCGTTACTCATTGACCGGCACATCAACCTGGCTGGATTGCCGGGTGAAGGTCCGGTGAGGGTTTCGATGTTTGAGCCGAGAGCGAGGGATGGTCAATCGCCATCACCCGCACCACAAAGCGCAGTGAGAACCCCAGCACAAAATGCCGCCATCGCTGATGCAGCGGCTACCTTTGACGACGACATCCCCTTCTGATGACTAAGTACGACACCGATTCATACAGCGTGACCACCTTCAACGCACGCGGCGCCAAGATCCTGAAAATCTCGCTAGGCAATATAGGCCTGGCAAAAGCCACCGAGTGGGCGCGTGAGAAGTTGCAGGAGGGCGAGGCGTATTCGTTCTTCGTTGAACGTGTGCTGATTAACTCGATGGATCAGAAAGCATCATGGCAAGCAAAACGGAGGAAGGATTGATGGACTTTATCGAATACCAACTCAACGCCAGACGCACGGCGAAGGACGAATGCAAGATCGAGAAGCTTTCACATTCCCTCGAGGGCTTGACCAGCGAGGTGGGTGAAATTGCGGACACGATCAAGAAGTACAAGCGCTATGGGCAGGAACTTGATGTCATGAACATCCGCGAGGAAGTGGGCGATGTGCTGTGGTATCTGGCCATGCTGTGTGACTCGGCAAATCTATCGCTTGAGATGTGCGCGGCTGACAACATCACAAAACTGAAGACGCGATACCCGGATAAGTTCACTGAAGACCATGCAGCGGCAAGAGCTGACAAAGCGTGAAGACCAGCATCAAGGTCAGCATCGACCCGAAAGACCCGAATCTGCTGAAAGATGCGGTGGGGTTTAGGCCAAGGTCTGGCACGCGCTATTGCGAGTGCTGCAAGTCTTACCAACCGCACCATGGCACCAAGGCGGTGAAGCCGTGGAAGTGTTTTACCTGCAAACCCAGATTGGTGAATCGATGAGTGAAAACGCAGACGCCTATCAAATCGGCGGGCAGCATTACAAGACCATGGCCGTGCAGCCGTGGGATGTGATGAAGGCGGTGCTGACGCATGAGGAGTGGGTGGGATTTCTGAAGGGCAATGTCATCAAGTATTCGATGCGCCAAGGCAGGAAGGTGGACGCCAACGATGACGGCGAGAAAGCCCAGCACTACCTGGCCAAGCTGGCCGAGGTGGAAGAAGCCGCCGAGATCCGCGACATCTTCCTAAACCATTGTGATGCAAGGATAGAAGCGATGGTGAACGATGATGATTGACTGGGACTTTGTGTCGCTCGGTGTCATGGGCGCACTGCTGTTGGCGCTGTGGTGGTGAGTACAAGGAGTTGAATTTGTAGAAGCGGGCGGTGTTGACCCTGGCCGGTCACATCGCCCTAACCAGAAATCCTGCGGAGGATAATCATGGCTGTTGGAGACAGTAGCACATGCGTGGGCGCTATTGCGTCAAAGGCATGCACGAAATGCGGAGTGGTTAAATCGCTTGATGCGTATGGTGCTCGGAGCAATGCGCCTGATGGAAGATCTTATGCGTGTAAATCATGCACGAAAGAACAGCAAGACAAGCTCAGGGCAAGTGACGCATGGAGAGAGAAAAATCGGCTGTATAGAAAGCAAAAAGCCGATGAAAGACAGAGATTAACGGGCAGCAGAGCTAGCGTCTCACCAGAGGCAAAGCGGGTTCAGCGCTGGTTAAGCAAGGGATACTCAAGATGTGAGGCAACCAGACTTGCTGCACGTTATCCAAAAGGCATGCAAGGCTTACTCGCAAGCGATCGCAAATATGATGCGCTTGCCATACAAAATGCCAGGCAGGCGTGGGATTACTGGATAAATCACAAAGCGTCTCAGAAATGGCTGAAGGCTTATTGGAAGTCGGAACCGTGGAAACAACCCGGAATCAGTGAAGCAGAAAAATTCAGACTTCGATATAGGCATGATCCTGAATTCTGTTTGCAGCAGAAAATGCGCGCGCACATGAGAAGGAGAACCAGGCATGACAAGATTGGAGACATCATGCGTCTTGCCTTAAAAAGAAATGGAAAATCAAACAAGGTTGAGCATCTTCTTGGATACACGATTGCCGAATTGAAAAAGCACCTTGAGAGCCAGTTCACCTATCGCATGACGTGGGATAAGTTCAATAAAGGTGAAATACACATTGACCATATCCTCCCGATCAGTTCGTTTAAATTCACAGAGATCGGTGACAGCGAGTGGAGAGCGTGTTGGGGCTTGCCGAACCTCAGGCCAATGTGGGCAAGGGAAAACCTGAATAAAAGAGATAAGATATTGTTTTTATTATGATATATCCGGGGTCCCCCTTAGGAATCCTCAAAACGGGTAGTGCAGACCTCGGTGTTTCGCTAGTTACAATGTCACATAACGCGTCAAAATGCTGATAACCATCAACCGACTGGCTGAACTGACTGGAATCCACCGCGATACCATCAGAAAACGCTGTTCTGAGTTGATACCTGAAGGCGTGCGCGGTGCCGAGGTGGAATCCACCCAGGCGCTGGCGATGATCTACGGGGTTGAGAACGACTACGACTACGACACCGAAAAAGCCCGGCTGACCCATCACCAGGCAAACATCGCCGGACTGGAAGAAGAGATCAAGCGCAAGAACCTGATCCCGGCGGATGCCGTGCAGTCGCATTGGGAATCCATGATCGGCAACATGCGTGGCAAGATGCTCAACCTGCCGGGTCGGCTGGCGTCTACTGTGGTCGGCACCAATACCCTGCAAGACGCCGAACGTCAGGCGATGATGCTGGTGCGCGAAGCACTGGAAGAGGTGGCGAAAAGTGGCGTTCCTTGACGTACTGCACAAGGTCGCCAACGCCTCGGTTCGCATTGCCACCCCGCCGCCGCTGCTGACGGTGGCTGACTGGGCCGATGAATATCTGTTCCTGTCACCTGAAGACTCTGCCGAGGCGGGCAAGTACCGTACCGACCGCGCCCCCTATCAGCGCGAGATGCTGGAAGTCGTCAGCGATCCCAACATCAAGGAAGTCGTCTACTGCACCTCCAGTCAGATCGGCAAGACGCTGCTGTCAAAGTGCATCATTGGATACCACATCCATCAAGACCCCGGCCCCATCATCGTCATGCAGCCGACGGTGAAGATTGCCGAGACCTTCAGCAAGGATCGACTCTCGCCCATGGTGCGCGATACGCCCGTCCTGAAAAGCCTGATTGCCGACCCCAAGTCGCGCAGCAGTGGCAACACCATCGACCACAAGTCGTTCCCAGGCGGACACATCACCATGATCGGGGCCAATGCGCCATCAGATCTAGCCAGCCGACCGATCCGCATTGTCTTTGCCGACGAAGTAGACCGCTACCCACCATCAGCAGGATCAGAAGGCGACCCGCTGTTTCTTGCCCGTCAGCGATCCGTGAACTTCTGGAACCGCAAGTTCATCATGGCCTCGACGCCCACCCACGAAGGCACCTCCCGCATCTGGCGAGAGTTCGAGCGCAGCGACATGCGTTATTACCACCTGCCATGCCCGCACTGCGGCGAGTTCCACACCCTAAAATGGAACCAGATCATCTGGGATAA